TTTTTATAGAACTGTTTGATATATGGATATACCTTAACCGAAGAAATCCTCCAAACTCGACTGCTCTTCAACTGACCAACCGATAGCCTTAAGTACAGGTTCAATTGGATCTATAAAGGTTTTACTGAATTGCTTATCATAATCAACATACGCATTCAAATTTAACTCAGGCGGTAAATAATCAGGAAACGAAATAACATTTTCCTTGATGGGATTAGGCAACTTAAGGTAACAGAACTTAACTTTGTCGCCATTACGAACTGCAGTATACTTTTTAAGTTTCTTCTGCTCAATACCAACATTATACATTATAGCGCCGCGTACATGTATAGGACATCTTGACTTATATCCGTCACCATCGCGCCATTTAACAATATCAGAAACTCCACGTGGAAACGATACTGCTTCAGGCGGCTGAGCATGAAAGAACTCTTGAAAGTCAGTAATAGCCTTACGGGTTTTAAGCTCAGAACCAGTCATTATAACCTTGAAGATATTCTTTAAAGCATCACGACATATTGCTGGTGTTGAAGATTTAATTGCTTCGATACCCATGATCTTTAGTTTAGGTTCTTTAAATGATACACCTTCAGAGTTATGTACATTTAGTATATAACGTTTCTTTGCAGTCCATATACCAAGATCAGCAATTACTTCACGTTCCATAACCATTTTGTTCTGATAGGCATGCATGTATTTAGCAAGATCGTCATAACATTTAGCAATCATTGGTTCAAACTGATCGCTGCACATTTTGTCGATAATATCAACAATACCTTTAGTATCATTAGTTTTTGCTAATCCGAGTTTTTCGACAAGTGGGCCAAAATCTAAATAATTAGAATCAGTATCAGCAGCAATAACATAATCACATTTGGTAGTACCCATGATTTTATTAATGAAGTTGTTAAACGATTTCTCAGCCCAACGAATTGATAACTGACCATACAATGTAATGCCTTCAGCCATTCGCAAATCAAAATATCTGAAGTAAGCTGAACCCATCGCACCATACAAACTGTTCATTCATGATGTTCGGATACGAGCGTTAATCATATCCCGGGACGAACCCAGCTTATACTTTCGTATAAGATCAGACTATATCATCAGCCGGTCTGGCTGTCGGGCGCTTCGAGACCACTTGATCTCTACTCCTTTCGGATAGTCGTTGCACCTTACCTTTACATAATAAAGGTCTTGGCTCAGGATTAGCATATTAAAGCCTTCCCTGAGTTCACCCGATTCTCATCTAATCATTCCTGATTAGAGGCCCAATAAGTTTAGGATTTTGATACTCATTTGTTGGTTGTCAAGCGTTGAATACTTTTTACTGTATTCATAATGTAAAGCTCGCAGCTCATCGTCGCTTAGTGTTTTTAAATCCATAGTGTATTCCTCATATTGTAATGTTCTATTATATCAAACTTTTAAGTGCTTGTAAACAATTATTTTTTGTTTTACGCATTTCTTTATCAGTAAAGCGAATAACGGCGTAACCGTTGTCAATTGCATATTCCTCAAACGAACGGTCCTTTGCGGTTTGTTCTGGTGTGCTATGCCAATATTCACCATCAATTTCTACTAAGATATTAGTATCGCTTATAATGAAATCATAACGGTGAGTGCCTTTTGTTATTTGGAATTGTCTTTCGTATGCAATGGTGTTATCTTCACACCATTTAGCAAAGTCTCTCTCAGGTTTAGTGAAACGATATGCACCATCACCTTGAGCATGTATGCCAACAATACCATCATAGCACAACTGCCGTTGCTTTTCTCGCATTTCATCAGTCCAATAACTGGACTGGTTATTCTTAGGAATGTTGTTTCTTTTTAGAATGCTGTATATAACATTGACTACAACATCATAGTCTTTAAGAATCTGATATGCGCTTTCGCCGGCCATGTAGCGTTCAATTATATGTTGCTCTTCGTCAGGTGAGAACTTCCGAGTTGAAGCAGACATTCTTTCACGCATTTGTTTTGACTTTTTCATTGACAACAACGTTGGATAATCACGCTTTATCACTTTACGAAAGGCATGATAGTTTATGCTGTATTTCTTGCATAGCTGAAGTAATGACTCGCCTGCTTTTAATGATGATATTACAGTTTCTAAATGAGTGTCTAACTGGTGTTGATAAATAGTAATGGACATGAGTAATTTCCTGTTGGTTATGTCTGAGGATGGAGTGGTACTACCAATACCACTCTGTTCATTATTATTTATACATATCACATTCTTAATACTGCAGTTATTCGCATTTATTTTTCATTTCAGTATCATAAATATGTTTTGCTAACTCACGCGGTGTTAAATGTCGAAAGTGACCAAGCCGATGTAAAGCGTTTGCTTTGCGTAAATACTCCGTGAAATCGCTATTAGACAATGAGTCAAAGTGAAGTATCATTAAGTGATACCTCGACGTTTCATTTCCTCCTCGACGTTAACCAATTCTTGTTGCGCTGAAAGCATTTCTTTTTTGATACGTTTACGAGCGGCATACTTGGTTTTGATTAGCGCAGGAATGACACCTTGCTTTTCGGTATCAAACATAACTCCATTAGGACATAACGCTCGACCGTCTGGTACCTCAAAGCTTTTACGTTCCAACAAGTTATTAACTGTAAGACCGTCTATACGATCGCCTTCAACTAAGGTTTCTGGAGATATGTTTGCTTGCATTATTAAGTGGGGATAAAGCGATGCCAAATCGAATGATACTACCCAATTATGTAGACCAACCTTAGGAGCTTTAACCCAGCCGCCTTCAAACGCATCTTTGAACTTATGCTTGTTAGGTGGTACAGCCATGTTACGAGAACACAAATCACGATAGATGATAGCATCCCAAATAGCAGTTGTGCCTAATGTATCACCGTAATTAACACCAGCGCTATAAGCCATCGTCGCAGCCAGACCAATCAATTGAAGTTTATCATCCATGCGAAGAATTAACTCAATATCGACTATATTATAATCAATTCCTTTGTATCCGGCGAGCAGATTAGCTTCTGCCGTAAGCTCAGCATCTAAGGCAATCAATTCATCGTCAGATAAATTATCTAGATTAGAGCTAAGTAAATAATCAATGTTCATAGTAAGATCCTTAATGTTATATATAGTATTATAAACTAATAGAGATGTAATGTCAATGGTAAACGAATTTTTAAATTATAATAACTTTAAATGCAACAAGTATTATCGGGCGTATTTAGCATTAGCAAATAAAATAGTCAGTGAACAACGTACTTATACGTCGGCTGAGCATGAAAATCATCATGTGCTACCCCACAGTTTTGGTGGAACAATAATGCTCCCATATACATTTAGAGAGCATTATATCGCCCATTTGCTATTAACTAAATTCACTATTGGCAAAGACACATGTAAAATGACATTCGCGCTTCATACGTTTTTTCACTTTGGATATACCCAACGGCTAGGTCTAAAATTCTCATCAACTATTTATGAAGCGCATAAACGCCGGTTTATAGAAGCGTGTTCTATACGCTCTAGCGGAAAGGCTAATCCCAACTATGACGATCACACATACACGTTTAAAAACAGTACAACCGTCTTTAAAGGGACCCGTATGGACTTCCATACCAAGCATGCCGACGTGATTAGCCAACACGATATTAATTCGCTTATAAGAGCGTATAAAGGCGCAGTCAAGATGTCGGCAAAAGGGTGGGGCATTTATATCGACAGCCTTGGCCAATTTAGTGATGAAATCGCCCGTGGGAAAATAAATCATAAAACTCGAAAATGTCAACACTGTAATGTAGTAACCACATATTCTAACTTAAAGCGCTGGCATGATGATAATTGCAAACTAAACCCCTCGAGACAAGCGTAAGGCGCGTACACGATCACGAAGAAGACACGTGCGTTGTAACTCGTCCATGTCTTCTAGCTTGGTCAGTTTCTCGTCAGGGTTACAGCCTTCGGCGTCGCGTAGTAAAGCATACATCTGTGTGTTTTCTTCGTATGACAATTTCCGATCGCCAAGCACAACGTTTGCAATATGATCAAGTTTATATGATTCTTGAGCGCCTAATGTATTAATAGTAAACTTCTTAAATAACTCCATGTAATCAAGTTCAGGCAATCCTGTTACTTCGTAGCTCTGTTGCTTTTGACCGTTAACCGTAACCATGCGTTCATTTATCAAACCCCATGGAGAATACTTTTTGGCAAATTCAATACCTAAAGTTTTAGCAAGTCGATTGATAATATAAGGTGTATCAAAGAATCGAGTATTCCAGCCTGTAACGATATCTGGAGTATATTCAGGATTTGACCAATGTGTTATGAACTTCATTAACAGTTCGGCTTCGTTCTTACAGTGATAATAAATTACATCATCACGAGTATTTTTATAGTTAGGTAATCCCCATACACGTCGCATGCTATCTTGAGTAGACATCATTGCAATTGAAACAATAGGATATAGTGCCTGTTCGGCATGTGGAAACTCATCAGCAACAACTTCAATGTCAATAGCCGCAACATTAACATTGTCCATATCAAACGCAATATTACCAGGGAACTTTTCTTGAATGTATTGAACTATGTAATTACGATTGCCGTATATTTCAAAGTTAGGCACATCTTTGTATTGCTCAATAAATTCTTTTGCATCGCGCATTGAAGAGTATTGCATTGGAGAAACTGAAACGCCATCAAGTGCTTTTGTTTCACTTTCGTTATCTTTGAGGTATAAGGTAGGTTTGAACTTTATCTTTTCGCGTACTTTATGCTTGCCTTTGTATCCACGATATAAAAGCGAATTGCCGTAGCGGGCGACGGAGGTATAGAATTCAGTCAAGGTGGTACTCCATTGTAAAAATCAAATACTATTATATAACAAAAAGGGTATCATGTCAATAGAAATGATACCCTTTCTTAAATTTAACCCAATATAATTTTCTTAGAAGGAGTTACTATTTTACCGAACATATTACCGTGTTGTTTTGCCAAACCTTCGACTGGTGTACGTGTAAACATGACGTCTGACCCTCGCAATTCAAGGGGACCATCTTCACAGTAAGCCATAAAGGGAGCTAGTCCTAAAGAGTTATCTTGTGTAGGTATTAATACCGCAACATTATTAATCTTATAGACAGTACCATCAAAGGACTCAACTACTGCAATTAATTCTTCACCTGTGATCAATCTTAAAACATGTACATTATCTGACATAATAACTCCTATAATTTATTTAATTTGAATTTTGTTTGCTTTCAGTTCTTCAGGAATTTCAAAGTCAATTAATACTTCAAGCATACCATTTTCCATAGTTGCATTAGCAATTACAGCGTATTGTGATAGCTTAAATTTATTTTCAAAGGCTCTTTTAGAAATACCTTTCTGAATGTATTTTACGTCTTTCTTCTTCGATTTACCTTCAGAAGAAATTGTTAAGATATTCGACTTTTGCTCGATATTAATTTCATCTTTATCGAAGCCAGCTAACGCCATAGAAATAATCACGCGATACGATTTGTCTTCTTCATTTATTTCGCTTATAATGTCATAAGGTGGGAATGAAGTTGTGGTATTACCTACTTTTGATAGCAAAGTATCAAAAAGATTGGAAGGGAATCCTGAATCGTAAAAGATTTTTTCTAAAGGGTTTTGTGTGCTGTAATCATACTTATCGTAGTTCGACATGTTTGCCTCCTAATTAGCAAGGTGCGTGGATCCTTTCGGCATCCGTTTTATTAAGGTGCGACCATCAAAGATGCATCGCGGTTATTGCGGGTTACCATAAAACCTTATAGTAACCCCAATCTTTTTATTTATACAGTATTAGGATTTTGTTCCAATATTGTATTTTGGCTGTAAATCCCATTCATCCTTTTCTTTAAAAGAGATGATTTTTATTTGTCTTAGATGAGCAGTGTCTTTTGCCTCATCAGGATTTACAACATTAATTAATCCCCAATCTGATAACAGCATTGTGATCGTGTTGCGTCGTTGAATATCATTCTCAAATAAGTTTGATGCTTTGCCATCAAGAATGAATAATTCTTTAAAGTGTACAATGAAGTATCTTCCTTGTTTATGTAATATGTGACAAGACTGATATAATCTTTTATCAAGTTGCGATGCAACACCAATTCGTGTTAATGTTTCGCGTACTTTTAAAAAGTCGTCGGGTTCATTTAGTGTAATTTCCAACATTGTGTTTGGAGTCCACTCTACTTGTTTATTTTGTTCCACCATGGTCAACCTTCCGCTGTAGTTCATTCAACTGTTCATTGTTAAGAAGAGATAGTACTTGACGGGCTTTGTCGTTTGAATACCCGTAATACGTCTTAATCACTTCAATCATTTCTAAATTGGTCTTGTCTTGCTTAGCCCATTTAGAGAAACGTTTCCGCTTCCTGACAATATTTATACATTATCCGAAATTCATATTATTATAAATAATATCAGAACAAGAGGTTACGCCAATAACCTCTGTCCCTAAACACAATAACTGTAAGGAGCAGCTACATGCCTAATACTATATATCACAAACATCACATCATCCCGCGCCATGCTGGCGGTAGCGACGATCAGTCAAATTTAATAAAACTGACTGTAGAACAACACGCTCTTGCCCACCTTGCTCTATACGAAAAGCATAATCGTTTGCAAGACCTAATTGCGTATAAAGCTCTTTCAGGCCAAATAAGCGGCGAAGAAGCTAGAAGACTAGCCGTTTCTGCAGCTTTAACTGGAAAGAAGCAAACTAAAGAACATGTTAAAAAACGTGTCGCTGCTAGAATGAAAACAAATCCGACGCCAACTAAAGGCATGACTCTTCCTAAATGGACTGATGAAAGATCTAACAAATTCAAAAAATCCATGAAAGAACTGTATGCTAATAAGGACGGATCAAGATTAGGGGCTATCACTACAGACGAAACTAAAAAGCTGCAATCTCAAGCCGCGCTGAACCGTCCTAGAATCAATTGTGAACATTGCGGCGAAAGTGTTCAACTTGCAACATACGCGCGCTATCACGGAGCAAAGTGTAAGCACCGTTAAGTTCCACCCTTATGTATTTTTTCGAGCAGCGCGGACTTTTGATCTTTTGATAAAAGTCCGACAACTTGTCTAGCCTTATCATTACTATAATTGTATACAATCTTAATTGCTTCAATTATATCAGCATCAGCTGTGTCAGCCTTGGCCCATTTAGAGAAACGTTTCCGTTTCCGTACAATGTTAATAAGAAACTGATACTGCAGTTTATTGTCCAATTTGTGATACCGATTCATTTCATTTGCATAAAAGATAGTATCTTGGAACTGCGAAAGGCCACGGTTGATAAGAAAGGCTGCATAACCTTTCTCATCCTCTGGTGTTACCATAATATTACGTTTGCTTAACGTAATGGAATTTACATAATCAAAAGGATTCATCATTACTCCAAGTTTAAGATCTGATCCGACGAAACGATGCTTGGCGCTTCTTTAGACTTGCTCAGTCTTCCAGCCGAGATAATCAAAAGAATAACAGCAAGCGGATCAAACACAAATATAAGCATAAATATCATTAGACGAACTGCGCTGCCATACTTGTCTTCAGCATCATTACCATAAAGCATTTCTGCGATATATTTAATGGGACCAAGTTCAGCTTCAAACTTTGCATCTTCTAATGTATATTCATACAATTCATTATTTAGTTTAAACAGTTTGTCCATTGACATTGTTCTCAACGAATCCAACTGCACACGTTGCTCGCTTTGTGCTGTACGAGCTTGAAGTCCTTTTGTAACATACCCAAGTTCGATATACTTATCCAATGCTGCATCAAGTGCGCCTAACTGAGAATCAACCGAATCTAAACGCTTTTGTTCTGATCCGATTGTTTTCTCAAGACGAGACACTTCAATCGCAACACCAGCATTACCGGAGGTTTGTTCAAGATATGCTTTTGACAAATAACCGAAGATACCGATACTTGTAATTAACATAAGAACTACCACCGCAACTAATAAGTATATCTTAATACCTATTGTAACACATTTCCACTCAAGATGCAACCATGTTGCTGCAACTAATTTGCCAAGCTCTAAAACACTGGCCATTATTATAACTGATATTGCAGCTCCTGCAAAGATAGCGGACAAACCTGCTATTGAGAAGTAAGCTGCAACAAGTGCAATTACTATTGCTGTTATGAATGTAATATAGTTTAACAACATAGTTAATACCTTGGCTAAAGATATTATTTATAAGAATACTTCTCTTATAACACTTTGCATACGCATTACATCAATTGCGATGTCGTGTATAGGATCGTGAGCAACAAAAACATCTTCAAGACCTTCAGGAATAAACTTGTTATTCAAACCTGAGGTATAAGATAGTCCTTCAATGAAACTACGAGTATCACGAACCTTTGCCCAATTATATGGTTCGCCTAAACCTTGGTCAGCCAAAGTAAATGTAGTGATCATAGGATCAAAAGTATTGCCGCGGGTAAATATTGCATCAGCTTGGTGGCAATGATTCTTGAAGCAGGCATTCAGCTCAGTGATAGACAAATCGTCGGGTGTTGGTGTTAGCTGAGCATCACGCAATTCTTTAGGCTGTTTCTTCCACCAATCAAGAGTTTCTTTATTGATAACTTTACCAAACGATTTGACTTGCTCCATGATATCGAATTTATATTCAGCAGCCCGACTACAAAGTTCTTTAAAGGTATATGGGTTTTCAGACATAAATCTATCAGGATCGTAGTTCATGATAGCAAGCGAAAGGATCGGCGCATTACGCGTGTCGGTTCCCAGTGTTTCATAATCATAAATTACATTTTTAGGCATTTAGTTTCTCTCAATCAAATTTATAGAACTATTATATAACAGTTCACACGGCATGTCAATAGTTATTTAAACTCAACTGCAGACATTATTTCGGTAAACATTGCTACAAGATTTATTTCTGAGTCGCAAACAAACGCGTTTTTATGTTGGTAATCGGCGATGATTAAAACAAGCTGAGGTATAGAACTGGCCTTAACGTTATCTTCCATGTTATCATAAACCATTCTGAAGATAGTTTGTGCTTCAACATCAATGTTATCAACAACCCACTTACGCATTGTCTTGAAGTCTTTATCCTTAAGATAACCCATCAAAGCTTTGATGTTTTCGTTACTAACATTAGTTAGAACACCAGCATCAATTTTACCAGAGATGCTATATCTTTGACATTCGTTTAAAACTCTACGCCAATCTGGGAAATGCTTTTCAATCAGCTTTACTAATGAAGCAGGTTCAAACTCAACGTTTTCTGCTTTAAGAACTGTTTGCAACCGTTTAAAGAAAGCCATCGCAATCTTAGGACGTTCCTTAGGTTGTATTTGAAATTCGTAAACTGAACATCGAGAATGCAGTGGTTCAATAATACGGTTCTTGAAGTTACATGTAAGAATAAATCTGCAGTTCTTCGAGAATTCTTCAATGAAACCACGAAGTGCAGGTTGGGTTGACTGTGGGTTCATATAGTCGGCTTCGTCGAGAATAACAACTTTATAACCGCCACTTAATGACACTGTTGAAGCAAACTGTTTTATCTTGCCTCGTAAAGTATCGATGTTGCCTTCTTCTGATCCGTTAATCACAATGTGATCAAGATCCAACTGAGTACATAATGCGCGAGCGACAGTTGTCTTACCAACGCCTGCAGTACCACTGAACATCATATTAGGTAATTCACCACCTTCGGCGATTTCAGTAAAGGTTTTCTTTAAAGACTCTGGTAATATACAGTCTTCAATTGTTTTTGGTCGATATTTTTCTACCCAAAGGAATTCTACACTCATTCACATTTACTCCATAAACTATAAAAAACTATTATATCACATTAATCATACAATGTAAATAGTAGCGGCCGAAGCCGCTGCAGAAATTAACCAAAGATGTCTTCGTATAAACCAGTAACTTCTTCAAACTCGCTTTGAACTTGGGTAAAGTTTTGTTTATGATACATCGAAGCAAACTTCTTAATGATCTTTTTGTCAACACCGATCTCGTCAAATACTGCCTCAACGATATCTTTTTGAAGATCACGCTCGGCCTCAACACGAGTCATAGAGTCAGACAATTCTTTTACACCAGCTTTCAATCTTTCTTTATCTTTAGGGTTGGATAACATCATTTCAATCATTTCCTTAAATTTAATATATTCACGTAAATTATTAGTTTCTTTATTCACAAAAGTTCAACCTTTGTATTAAGATATTCACCGAATAGCCTAAGACTACCCAGTTTATATCAAGTTATTCACAAAATAGCCCGAAGGCTATTCCGTTTGTATCAAGTTATTCCGACGGTTCGTTAGCTTCAGTAGAATCAGCATCATCATCAGTTTCTGGTGGTGAAACTGCATTGACGAAGTCAACTAATTTCTGTCGTAGCGTACCAACCAATTGTAACTCAGTTCCTTCAAAGGCACCACGTTTAGAACATAAGTCGATAACCTTTACACAGTCAACTAAATCGTTAACATCAATGAATGACTTAGTTTCTTCAGTTTCTTCAAGATCTACTATAACATCAAGATCCTGTAATTCCACATCTTCGATTTCGTTTGACATATTATTCTCCATAAGTTGAGCTCTTCTCAAGAGCGATAAAGTAATTAACATTAGCTGCAGTGTTAGTGAATTTTGAAATTAGTTTAGATGAAACTTCAATATCGTAATCGCCTTGAACCATTTTGAAGTTTGATACATTGAATATAAGATTAAATTCAGTATCAGATAAACCTTCACATGGAATTTCAATAGCGAAGCGGTTTGAACTAGAATCCTTAACATCAGTTGTAGTAACAAGTAACGAATCTTCACCGTTATTTGTAATAACAACATCAGAGACACCTAATACCGATGTTGCTTTGCGAATAGCAGCAAGATCATCAGAAGATAAGTGGAACGCCAAGTCAGCTTTAGGCATTTTAACTTCTTTAGTAACAGATGTAAGAATTTCAGTATTTGAGAAACGATAGCGAACAAGACGTTTACCTTGACTGATAACAACTGACTGAAGTTTTTCATCAAACTCTAATTCAGGATCATCAAACATATTGTAAACATTTAGGAATTCACCTAAATCATAAATGCCAAACTCTACAGGAAAGGTTTCGGCAATGTCAGCATATCCCATCACGTTTTTTGCTTCGTTAATAGTCTTAAGTTTAGAACCTGCACCAATCACAATGTTAGAGTTAATCAGTGCAAAGTTTTTAAGCAAAGACATAGTTTCATTAGATAATTTCATAGTTTTTCCTTTTGTTTAATTAATAGAGCTATTATATCAAATAATAACTCGCGTGTCAATAGTTTTTTCTAAAAAGATAAATGAGTATCTTCGCCACTGTCTTCGTTTTGCAAATCTTCGCCAGCATCGATTTTACCATAAAGGTCAATGAATGCATCACGAATATCGGCATCAAAACGGTTTACACAAAGTTCAACAGCTTTCTTTCGGTCTTTAAAAACTGTTACTGCTTTAACGATATGTGTCAAGCGGCGAGTAGTAATAAGATCACCAATACCTGCGCCGTCTGTCTCAAAGAATGTCTTACGAATTGCTTGAGCCCACATAACAAGTTTCTCAAAAAATTCGGTATCGTCAACTCCATATAAATCTCCATGAAGTTTAAGTATCTTACGTTCAGTTGCTTCAGAAGGATAAGGCTGTTCCATTGTAACAACAAACCGCTCAAGAAAAGCATCATCGATGATTGAAGAAGCATATCGGCCATCTTCAGAACCGCGACCTTTTGAGTTTGCTGAAGCAATTATTTGAAATCCTTCGGCAGGTACTACAGTTTCACCAGTTTTCTTAATAAGAATAGGTTTACCTTCCATGATACCTTGTAAACACATGATCTTATTAGTTCCACGGTCAATTTCATCAATAAGAAGAACTGCACCTTTACGCATTGCTTTGATAACAGGACCTTCTGCGAATACGGTATCTCCATTGATTAAACGGAAACCTCCGATAAGATCGTCTTCGTCAGTTTCTGGTGTAATCTGTACACGTATATATTGTCGTTTATGTTTTGCACAAGCTTGCTCAACCATCATCGTTTTGCCGTTGCCTGACATACCGCTTATATACACTGGAAAGAATATACCTGCTTTTACAACATCAGAAACTGACTTCGAGTTGCCCCAAGGGACATATAAGCTATCGGCCTTTGGGATATATACGGAATCATCAATATAGGTCTGTAGTTGAGGCTGAGTTGCTTCTACAACAGCTTGAGCAATTGGATTGACAGGAGTGGTTTTAACGGGTGCAGAGACACCGTCGTTAGGTAAAGCGTAAACTCCAGTTTTAACTCGAACCATTGCACGGTAAATGAACCGCTGTACATGGCGGTTTTCAACATCGGAACAAGCAGCGACAATATCGGCTTTCTTGTAAGTTTTTTCAGGAAGGGCGGTAAGACGGGCGGTGATAACATCAAAACATTCGGTATTCATAATTTATTCCTTAACTCAATTTGTAGATCTATTATATCAATTTTATTCGGTAATGTATATAGTTTTTATAGAACATTTAGTTCTAAGGCTATAACCGCTTCACGAGCAGTTTTGTTGATTTTGCGTAAAGAATCTTCTGACCAATCAATAAGCCAATTATCATCGATGTAATTCTCGATAGTGTTTGCTTGCGCTTCGGTACACTTGGCGGCTTTCATAATTTGTTCAATTGCTAATCTCATGTTTTTATTCCTCAGTTCAATTTATAGATCTATTATATCAAATCTAGAACAAATGTATATAGTTTATTGCGTTATTTTTAGAACAAAAAGGAATAGCCTTATTCTCCAAAGAATCTTTTACCGGCCTTTGAAACTGGCGTAATGATGAGTATCTGTAGCGCGACATATGGTAATACTGCTATAATTGCCGCTACCGCAATCGGCCACAGTATTACCATGCCCGGATAATCTGCCTCTTCATTTTTGTTTAGTATCGGTTCACAAAAAACCATTATCAGACAACCCATGAAGTAAATTCCAGAAACTATAATCACGATATCCATTATGCTATTGCCTCAGCTAATGTTTTTGCAAAAACTCGAGTAAAGATTCGGTTTTTACCCATGCTTTTTAAAGCTTTATTCAAATCAGCTTTTTTAGAATTTTCATTGATATTACTAAAATCATCACCATCATCTAATTTAGGTAAGGCTTTCATGAAGTAATAAGCGTCATATTCAGTGTCTTTATCAAGCTCTTTTACGATGCCGCTTTCATTAAAGGTTTTTCTGGCCTTTGGACAAGCTGCAAGATTAGTTGAATAATATTCTTGTCTAATGTTTCTTGTAATGTAAAAACCAACCGTAGTAACTCCAAGATCTTTAATGCAATTTGTTAGGTTATCAATTATTCCATTGCTTGAATTCTTTTTGTAAGATCTCCAATCAAGTTCAGCAATGAATTTATTTTTGTAATAAAGACGTGATTTAGCGCCGCCCCACAGGCCATGAGCAATGCTTGGAGAAGTATCACCATCGTTGATTGTAATAAACGAAACCTTCTGAAGTCGATTTTTAGTTTTGAAGTTATCAATGACTGATACCATCGCAGCAATTGAACCGTCAAGTGGAGTACCACCTAAAGTGTCACAAGGTGCAGCAATTGTATAATAAGATTCTTGATAGGTTTTCCATAATGTTTTGAAAGTATCGACAATAGCCGCTTTATTCATTTGGTCAGTAAATTGCTCAACCATTAAAATATCTTTCATATCTAAATCATTTTCAGGCTGTTTTTCTCGAGCTCTATCAAAGCATTCAGAGGCTGAACGCGATGAGGTAAAGCTGCAGATATTAAATGGAATATTAACTCTTTTAGCGAATGCAGCAAGGACATAAGCTTGAGTGATTGTAGTAATCATATTGCCATGCATTGAGCCTGAGAAGTCAATTAGCGAAACCAAACCATGAGATTTGTAATTAGGCATGTTAATATTCGACATAAAGATATCATCAGAGAATTTATAGTTATGAAGTTTTGACATATTCAAAGAGCCTTTTCTTGATTCTTGAGAACGTTGCGACTGCCAAGCTGATTTTTTACGCTCGAATTCTTTAACCAAAGCTTCAGCATTTTCGTTTGCAGATTTAAGTGCGATGTTAAATTCAGCATCGTAATAATCTCCAACGAATCGTTTTTCACAATTGTTTGACCAGTTATAATGACCAGGTTTTGTATAAGTTTTTGTATTTTTTAACTTTTCAAATTTTATTGCACGAAGTTCGCGAGCTCTTTCCCATGATACGATATGTTTTTTCAATTCAGAATAAACCGGAATATTAACAACTGTTGGTATTTCATTTTTATCATCAGTACCTAACGATTCTTCGTTTTCACGGAAAGTATTATCAGTTTCGGCGTCAGTGTAATCAAAATCTTCATCAAGAGGCTCTTCATCATCGTCGCCTAACTCGTCAGAATCAGTTTCTTCGTCACCTTGCTCTTCAGTCGTATTATCAGTTTCTTCGGTTTCCTCAGATTCGGCATCAGCATCGGCTTCAGATTCTTCGTCGTCTACTCCTGCTTTTGCCTCTTCTTCGGTTTCCTCTTCTTCGTCGGTGTCACTGCCTTCAGTTGTTTCTTCTTCAACCTGGTCAGTATCACCTTCTTCAGCCGGAGTTTCACAAGTTTCTTCAGCTTCAGGCTCAGGTTGTGCTTCAGGCTCTTTAGCTTTTTCGTTTTTGGCTTTTAACCATTCGTGCAATTCAACACAAACATCAATTACTTCATCGAAGTCGTTACAAGCATAAACCTTTTTAACGTAAAGCATTTCTTCTTTAGAGAATTTTACATCGACAAGGTCGCGGCATTTTGATTTAACGTTCAAGCGATTCATGAAAGACATAGCGTTTATGTCAGTACCATTGATTCCGAAGAAGTCGCGTTCAAGCAATTCTTTGTAACCGCCAATAAAATTATTGCGTAAGCCAGGATATCTTGATTGAATGCTTTTCTCAATACGAATATCTTCAACGATATTTGCGTATGCTTTTGGAAAGTCATAATTATGAACTGCGTCATGCCAACCTTCAGTTGGCGTATATAATGCGTGACCTACTTCGTGACCTAAAAGCAAATCATGAGTATCATTTGAAATATCTTTCCAAGCAGGGATTCGGATGGTGCGTGTAACAGGATTAAAAGAAGCGGTTGCAGCTGCAGCAACTTCGACATTAACGTCTTCGTTCGCGAGTAGCTTTGCAAGTAGTGATTTATGTGATTTCAAATTTTATTCCTTAACTCAATTTATGGTACTATTATAACAAGAATTGGCACTAATGTATATAGTTTTTATAGAATAAAAAAGAATATCTATATAACTAATTTAATGTGTTTGTTCATTACTCTTGCTCCTTCATTAATTTACCAATTGTTTTATCAGCTAACCAAGTAACAACTAATGCTATTCCAGTAAGTACTGCATATGCTATAAATACCGTAATGCAGACTATTACTAACATAAAACTAAGAGGCCATAGCCATGCGAACATCATTGCTGTGGCCTGCTGGTTTAGATAGTCATGCAAATGTCTTGCTGTAGCATACACTAGTATAAAACCTAGAATTTGTGCGGGTATTGCTATCCAGAAATAATATTCAGTTATGAATGTATCAGTCATTCGCCTTGCTCCTTTAGTGCTTTGGCTTTCTCAAGTAAACGCAAGGCTGTTGCATTTAGGTCGATGAGAATACAATGGTGAATATCTTCGGGGTCTAAATGTAATATATAACTATTGTCCATAGTTTTACTTACATAGTCCTCTAATCCCTTAGCTTGCTGCTCTAGGCTGTGTGCTTGTAGTGCATTTTCATATAAAGGTACTGTAAATAAATCGTCCCACTTGGCAATATCGCCATTTAAGTGATACCCAGCAACACCTTCCGACTCATCCATGATTGCACCCATGTAAACAACCATTGCATGGCATTCATCACGCTCTTTCTCAAGCTCTGCAATCTGTTCTACTTGAATCTGCAATATTTCCCACAATTCCTTTCTGTTTGCATCTTTGTATTGTTCTAGGCTCATCACTCTTGCTCCTTACCCTGCATTAAATGAAGCGCATATAACTGAGCGTTGTGTTTTTTCTGAAGCTACTCCAATGAGTTCTACTGTTACGTCGCTTGGGTAAACGACCCAGTCTCCCATACTAAAGCTTATAGGTGTTTTCCTATCCAATCGGTCTGATTTAACACCGTTAGGATGCATTACACGGGCTTTTTCCGCATCTGGTGCTGCTACGATTGCTGAGTCATAAGTGTCGTAGTCATTGTTTACTGACTGGCTTATTTTGTATAAATTCATCACGCTTTCTCCTTTAATTTTTCATAGCGTTTTACCCAATAAGTAGCAGCATAAGCATCAGCAGCCTCAGCAGCATCAGCAGCAGCATCAGCAGCATAAGCAGCATAAGCAGCAGCAGCATCAGCAGCACTAGCAGCATAAGCATCAGCAGCCTCAGCAGCATCAGCAGCATAAGCAGCAGCAGCATAAGCAGCAGCAGTATTATCAGCATTAGCTTTTAATTCTTCTTGACTAACTGATTCTGGATCAGCCAACCATTTCTTAACTAATTCAATGTGTATATTCATCTTCTTTTTCCAAATAGTTGTTATAGTTGTTATCAATTTATGGTACTATTATATCCATTTTAATTAGAAATGTATAATAATTAAAAAGAATATAATAGATCATTAGGTTATAAGGAGAGACTTTACGCGACTGAACTAAAGTTGCCCTCTTTGACGAATTCAATCTTTGATTTGAACAAAGAGCTATCTTCTAAAGATTCGCGGTGACTGATAACGAACACATTAGTATCGGCACACGTGCTTTGAAGTATCTTTGTAAGATGACCAATACCTTCGCCGTCCATAGAAGAATCAAATGATTCGTCAAGTATCAACAAATTAGTTAATGAAGAGTTTTTCATGGTAGAAATCTGCCTCCATGTAAACAGTAATGCAAGATCTATCCTTGCCTTTTCACCTTCGCTGAAAGAGCTATATTTGAACTGATCACGATGGCGAGACTTAATAGTTTCATTAAAGTTTTCATCAAGATTGAAAGATACAAAGAAATCCATTGTTTGGAGATATTGATTGATTAAGTTATTCATAACAGGTAAATACTGTTTAATAATTTTAGTTTTAATACCAGTGTCTTTTAACATTTCTTGTGCAACTGTTGAATAACGCTGGTCTTCAACAACTTCAATCTTTTTATTAAGAAGCTCTACTTTCAATTCAATCATTTCCTGAAGCTTTGACTTTTCGTTATTAACATCATTATTAGTTTTAGAAATGTCATCAATTTCGACCTGAATTGTGTCAATTGACTTATTTATTTTTTTAATCAACTTGTCATTAGCAATAATGCTATTGCTTTTTGCTGTAATATCGTTTAAAGCAATTTGCGACTCAGCCAATGCCATATCAGTTTCAGTAATTTCAATAGTAAGTTTATTAATACCATCTTTAAGATCTTTAGCGCGTGAAGTCGCTTTTGCTTTACGTTCAGCTCTAAACTGTTCGTCAATGTCCTGGGAACATGTCGGACAATTTTCATGTTCGTCATAAAACTTTGCTTCTTTTACTACTCCGCGAATTTCAGTCTTAAATGTCGATTCATACTTACCTAGCTTTTTGCTAATCTTTTCAATAGTCAAGTGTTTTGCAGATGTTGCCGCGCTATGTTCACTAATGTAATTTTGCAAACTGTAGTTCTCACCGGTTATCATATCTAATTCTGATTTAGACGTAACAATTATACTTCGTTTATATTCAAGATGTTCTTCATTCAAAAGCGAAATATCAGTAACATACTTTCTTTGAAGTTCAATCTTGTCTTTTATAGTATCGATTTGATTATTAAAATCAGATAAAGACTCTCGAAGTTTACCCATAGACTCTTTAAGAATGCCGTTCATTTTAGAAAAGATATTAATATCAAGAAGATCCTCAATAATATCTCGTCTGTGATGAGCAGGCAATTGCATGAAAGGAATAAAAGATGAAGATCCCAAGACTACAATTTGATGGAAAGATTTATGATTAAGCTTTAGTACGTTTTGCTCAAGATAATGCTGATAATCACGAACTGCACTATTTTGATTAATCATCACGCCATCTTGATAAATTTCAAATATGTTAGGCTTAATACCACGAATGATTTTAAATTGATGTATACCTATAGTAAATTCAACGTGTACTTCACATTGCTTTTCGTTTACAGAATTTACAAGTTGAGGTTTATTGATTGATCGATGCGGCCGGCCAAACAGCGCAAACGATAAAGCATCAAGCATCGTGGACTTACCAGCACCGTTCTTGCCGACAATTAAAGTAGTCGGAGAACGGTCAAGTTGAATTTCAGTAAACTTATCACCAGTTGATAAAAAGTTTTTCCATTTTATTGTTTTAAAGGCTACACTCATTATGATATTTCCAGGTTGCTTGCTTCAGCATACAGCTTTCGCATTATGCCTTTGATTTTATTCTTATCAAGGTCAGTTTCAACCGACTCAACATATGAGTCAAGTAAGGTTGTAGTGTCTTCAATTGATATGTTATCGTCTCCAACACTTGAACCCGCAAATTGGTCGAAGGTTTCGGCTATTTTCAATTCGTAAATACCTGAATCTTGAACTTTATCAACGAATCCATTAAACAATGCAGGGTCAGTCTTCTTAACAACAATAACCTTTACAAACTTATCTTTAAGTTCTTCAAATGGGAAGTCTTCATATGATTCGTTTTCATCGTTATAATAAATTTTCTGATGTATCGTTATAGGATTGCGAATTGCTTCTATTGTACGGGTTTCAGTATCAAATATATGAAAGAACTTAGGATCATCGACATCAGCCCAGGTAAATTCCATTTGAGACCCAAGGTATGTAATATTGCCTCGAGTTGACTTTGTATGAAAGTGACCGCTATATACCTGCTCAAAGCGTTCAAATGCTTCAGTTTCCATTCCGTGGTTATTAGTTATTCCTTTCATCATTTCAAAACCATTTAGCTCTAGGTGACCGCCTAATATAGAAGCCTTAGTCTTTTTGATGAAAGACATAAACTCAGCATAATTGTTATTATTGATCCAAGGAACTAAAGCAATCTTACAGCCGTCATAATCGACTTCAGCTGGTTTAGAAACTATTTCAATGTTATCGTATCCCCACATTAATTCATTTAGAGAACATACTTCATTTGTCGACTTAAAGTATATGTCATGATTCCCTGGAATGATACGCATATTAATACCGGCATCTTTCATTGGTTGAAGAAACATGTTGCGATTGGCATCAATAGCTTTTATGTTGACGATTTTGCGGTTATCATAGTAGTCACCAAGATGTATAAGCTCGGCAATGTTATGTTCTTTTAGATATGGAAAGAATATTTCCTCATAAAACCGTCGTTGGTAGTTTATAAAAATGTCAGAAGAATTTCTACAACCTGCATGTGTATCAGAAATGATTGCAATTTTCATTAATCATCACCGCCAATAAAGTGTTCAAGACCAACTGGTTTTTTAGGTTTTACTAGTTCAGCTTCTGCTGCCGGTTTAACATTGTCACCTGTTTGTACGTGAGTAAAATTAGAACGTAGCCTATCAACTGCGCCTGATGCGCCGTTTGCATCGTCGTCACCATCAAAGAACTCGTCATATCCAGATCTTTCGACCAATCGAGTTTTTATATCAAGCTGTCGCTTTTCCTTTGCAATACGTCTTAAGAATGCAAACCATGATATCTGAGTAAAGTATGAAAAGGCATTAGGTTTGCCTGTTCTTGTAACTTTTGATATATCATAGTTATTAATTGCTTTAAGGCAATTCTCAACCGCATCCATAACCATTTCATCTCGAAAAGGATAATGTATAAAGTTAGAACGATGGGCTAATCCTTCGCATATACGTAGAAAACACTTTCCAATATACGTTGAGACTTGAGGACGGGGAGTTTCGTTTGCTTTTGCTTCGTTTAACGCTAAAACGTGGTCATATACAGCTTCAGAAAAATCCCTATTGTTCACGTAGTGTGGCTTATCTTTAGGTTTGATTTTTGTCATGCTTATTTCTCCATTGGTATAGTAAACTATTATAAACTAAATTGAGCCTCATGTCAATAGAAATTTTTATGTATTTATTTTGTGTTTCCTATTGACAGATGTCCTGTTTCTTGTTATAATAGATTAGTCAATCGGGGAGTGAGTAGATATACAGATATTAATTTACTGTATTATTTGATACCTTGTAAAAACTAGTATAGATAAACAGTTGTTACTGGACAGGGATAGAATACAATATTAATGACAAGTCATATTACTAGTATTATTATCAGATATTGATTCATTAGATATTTCATCTGTACCATTACTGATAATAACCTTTAGATATGATTCTTTAATATTGTTATTTATATCACTCAACGCAACTAAACTAGATTTAAAAAGTGTGGCTTCATCATTAACACTAAATTCAAACCAGTGTTTAAAACCATATCTGTAAGTATCATCTTCATAAGATTCCAAAAGCTCAATCGGAGATTCGATTATTAATGTTGTACGAGTCTCTTCTTTAACGATACCTAACACAGTTTCACCGTTCATTAATTTAAATTGTTTTACATCTAATCCTGCAGCAGCTTCTTTTACTAGATCATTCATTACATCTTTACCTCGTGAATTTTAAAATTAAACTTCTCGGATGCGTAAATCTTTACACGTTCAGCAGCGTGTCTTAATGTATAATTCTTTTTACTTTTCCAATGGAAATCATCGGCAATATCAAATAACTTGGTATCCTGACCATTATCGCTTTTTCTTAATCCTCTTCCTATTGATTGTAAGATCTTTATTTGTGCCTTACTCGGTGATGCAAATATAATATTGTGTAGGTTTCTTATATTCACTCCAGTACTAAAAGTTCCGAGTGAGCATACCAATATTGCATTTGATTTTGTTTCAGTAATTCGTCGAACGTCTTCTCGTAAATTTGCATCAGTTTCACCTGATACATAAAAGACTTCACGATCGTCGCCTACCTTTGTATTTATCAGTTCATGTAATGGCTTGCCGTGTTTACCAACAAACTGAAATAATATTAAGGTGTTACCTGTTTGTGCTATTGCTAAATTTGCTATAAAGTTATTTCGTTTCTCATGGGTAACGATATAGTCCATTTCCTGAGGATATTTGAGTTTTGAAACTATCTTGCTTTCAACGTCAGGATATTTAAGTGCTAGTATTTTTATGTCAAGAGCCGCAAGTGAACCTTCGTCCATTAGCGCCTTTGTTGATGTCACTCTATAGACAGGACCGAACGAACCTTCTAGGACCAGTTTATTTACTGCTATATTATCAATTGTGCCAGTCGTTCCAATTCTGAATTGTGCTTCGGTTGACTTCCCCATTATTGATACTAAAGACTTTGCTTTAAACGTATGTGCTTCATCACCGATTATCATACCAAACTTTTTGAACCACGCACTACCTAATTTATATATTGATTGCCAAGTTGAGATGACCGCGCGCTTCCCTGTGTTTTTCTCTTTACCTGAGTAAATCATATGACAACTGTCTTCAGCAGAAAACGCTTGGTCAAACTCACTATAATCAGCAAAATCACCGTACATTTGGTTCACTAATGACGTAGTAGGGACGATTATTAGAATATCTTTATCATAATTCTCCATGTAATATAACATAATGGAATATATGATGAGCGATTTTCCAGATGCCGTTGGAGACAATAATAATGTCCGATGCTCTGTAATGGCTGTGGTTATTGCCCTTAGCTGATAGTCACGATGTTCGATAGGTTTACCGCGGCTAGTAAAAGTATGACTGTTAAGGTAATCAAGCGATGGTGGGACTTTGTTATCGGCTATTGGTAATCCATACAGTTGGTTATCTAAAACCTCTAGAATGTATCCACGGGCCTCACAAAAATTCTGTAAGTACGCATATAACCCAATTGGTAATTGTTTATCACGATGGTTATAAAGGCGCAGGAGTCCATCCCATTGTTTGTTACGATATGCAGGATGGAACTTATAACCTTCAGCAAAAAACGAGAAGAAGTCGGTCAACTCGGCACCAGTGCTATGATCAGTTTCAATTAGCAACTGCGAATAATCTTTAAGCCTAACTTGAACAACTTCGGTCATGATCCTTATACTCCGCTAGTGAATTTTCTCCACTCGATTGCATTTTTTATTGTAGAGCTTCTCCATCGGATATTACCAATAATTTCGTCAAGAGTCTCTGTTACTACTTTATTGTATTCAATTTGAGCTTGCATTTCTTGAATGTCTCTATCAGCCTCAAGGAATTTATCCATATCGCCTTTGAGAACTTTTAATCCATTTAAGGGATCGTATCCCCAACCAAGTTCATCAATTTCATCTCTTGTTAATTTACCGGCAAACCATAGGTACTTGTTTTTAAGAAGTACTTTAAACTCCATGTCTTTACGTCGTGCCTGCAGTTTATAAACTGAATGGAGTTCTAAATATTTTGCATGCAGTTTTGCACCGTCTAAAGAAGCGTTATCTAAATTCACTTCGTCAATTACACAGTCCTTTTCCCACATTTTAAGAATGGTAGTCAATGGTATCATAATAATTTAATCTCTATTTTAATTTATAATATTGGTATTGGAATGTTACGTTAGCTGTTAAGTATTCAATATCGCTAGCTGACGAGTCAAACTGCAATGTAGAAAGTCCTGTTGGAAACGCTCCAATAAATTGTATTTCTTGAATTACGTTATTGTGTGATGACAAGATCATTAATGTAATATCTTTGAATTTGCCGTCTACTGCAGCATCTGGATTAGTTAACGCGCCCATAATCCAATTGTGTATTTCTTTATAATTTTTTAAGTTTTCGTCTACTAAAAAAGTCAATTCAAGTGGTTCGTAATTAGCACGATCACCAATTGTATATGATGTGCCACCGCCATATGGACTTGGCGTAGCATCGACATTAATAGAAGGTATACTTACTTGCTGTACTTTATATTGAACATCAGCATATACTGTATTATCGACTACTAATCGGAAGCCGTTTGGAGCAAGGAAATTATCTTGGTCATTACGTCCATTGGCGCCGTTTAAATCTATATCAGTTTCGTATGGCATGATTTACCCCATCGTGTTAAACATACCAATTATTTATAAGCAAAAAAAAGGGGATCAATTAAGATCCCCAATTCACTTTGTCCTAAGGTAGCATATTAGGATTTTTTAATTAACCTGCAACACCAAGGATGTTAGATACTTTGAATATGCGGTAGTACTGGTTTGCACGAACTGCTCCAGCATTATCGCCGGGAGTTCCACCAACATATGGGTTAGCAACCATACCGTAACGAGTCTTAAAGCCAATTTTAGGCTGGAAGGTAGCTTCGTTAACAGCACGAACCATAGTTAAAGGAACATATGGTGCATAGAACAAACCAGCATCATAAGGATTAGTTCCTTTAAAACCAACAGTTACGAAGTTGACAGTTGCATAGGGGTCAAGATAAACCTTGATTCCACCAGACAAAGTACCAACCATAGTTGTACCAGTAACATCAGAACTGATGTTAGCATTTGCGGCTAAAGCAGGAGTATTATCAAGCATACCTGAAGCAGAAAGAATAGCTGCAACATCAGATGATACTAAGATAAAGTTACCTTTTCCACGACGTGTTTCTAAAGCAATTACATTAGCTTCACGTTGGATCTGAACCAATAGACCTTTATATTTCTCTAAAGACCAACGGCCATCAGCATCAACATCAAGATCGAAATCGCCGGCATTAGCAAGATCAGCCTGTTGACAACCAAGCTTAGCACGTGAGTTAATTGTACGAACAACTTCACGGTTAATTTCAGCAAGGATTTCACCAGAAAGGATATTAGCTAATTCGCTTTCAGCATCTAGGCCGTGAACGGCTTTAAGATCTTGAGCAAGTTCCATTGTATATTCAGCTTTAAGCGCACGAGTCTTAGCAGTAACAGTTGCTTTCTCGATACTGAATGACATTTCGTTGAATGTTGCATCACCACCGAAATCTTCACCAGCACCAATTGCCAAACCAGTACCGAAGTCAAAAGCATCGTTCACTGTATCTGCTGGCGTTGTATCTGTACCGCCTAAAGAAGACGAATCCGCACCATGTGCAGCAGCTAAAGCAGCTCCTTGAGAGAAACCAGAATCGGCTTCGTTAACGAACGCTTCAGTACCATCCTGGGCACCGTATCTAGATTTCATCGCGAAGATCAAACCAGTAGGACCAGTCATAGGCTGAACACCACATAGGTCATATGCGATAAGGTTAGGCATAGCACGACGTACTAATGAAATTAGGATTGGATCCCAATTTACAACGCCACCGCCAGCTACTGAGTTAGAAGGAGCAGCTTCAGATAACATTTGATTTTGTCCACGCTCTTCAGCAAGGGCTTTCTCGGTGTTTTCTAATACTACAGCTGTTACTGATTTACGATGAGCATCTTGAAAGGCGCCAGCATCTTTGTTATCAAGGACAGGTGCCCATTTTTCCATAAGGTTTTCTGAATTAAACATATTTGTTTATCTCCTAGTTATTATTGATTTAATTTTTTTAGTGCAGAAAGGTACGTAGCCATTGTGCCAGATACTTCAACGGTTTCTTCTTTCAAAGTTTCGTCAGGAGTATTAACATCTTCTGAAATTACGCTATCTTTCTTGAAATAAGATTGCTTTAAAGTTTCTACCTTTTTGGTGAAAGCTTTAACATTGTCGAAATCTTCGCCTTCAAGCAAAGAACTCAACTTATCAGCTTGAGCAACTGATAAATCAGTAGCAGCTTCAGCAATAATACCTACACGGGACAATTCGTTAGTGCTTTCCTGTAACGCCATATTCTTATCGACTTCAGCATTATAGTCTTCTTTAAGTTTTTCAACTTCAGCAGAAAGCGTATCGACCAAATCTTCTTTGCCTTCAGGCACCGAAACATAATGGGCTTCAAACACATTCTTAAGGTTAGACATAAAGCTTTCAGCAATATCGGCACGTACGCCAGATTCCAAAGCAATTTTGTTTTCAACAGCCCAAGACTCTACAACATAGGCAAGATAGCTATCAACTTTCTGAACTAGTCCTTCTTTGGCAGTTTCAACAGCTTCATCTAATTTTTCGTTATACTCTTCTTCCAATTGATTAACCTTAGAGGCAACCTTGGCGCGAAGTGCAGATTCAAAAATTAGACTTGCTTTATTACGGAAATTCTCGCTAAGTGTGGCTTCAGACTCAACTAATGCATTTAAGTCTTCTTTGAAGTTGTCTTCTTTCATAGGCGGCTTGGCCTTTTTGACAGAAGTTTTCTTAGGATCTTTATCTGCTTTGTTGCCTTCGATTCCGTCGTCTTCAGATGTGTCGAATTCTTTACCTTCTTCGACTTCATCTTCGTCTTCGTCTTCGTCGTCATCCATTTTTAGCGCTTCTTCAAGAGCGTCATCTTCCAAAAGTTCCTCGTCAAGAGCTTCAACATCTTCAACGAGTTCATCTTGGAGTATATTTTCTTGATCATGTTTCATATTCATACTCCAGTAAGTTAAAGTTTGAGAGGAAATCCAGTTTTAATTGATAATCTCAGTCCCATTAAATCATAATACCCATAAAATACACAGTGGTGTTTAATCCACTTTAATACTATTTATAAAAATCTTAAACCGACTTTTAAAACAGTAAATCCTTGAATTGCTTAACTAGCAATTCTTCATTAATCTTTCCTTTCTTGGCTCCTCTAACAAGATCTTCTATCATTTCTTGTTTGACCCACGAACTTTTTGCGGCGTCGTATATCCAAGAAGCACCTTCCATAATACCATTTACATACGCATTATCAGCCGATGGATCTTGTACAATATCAACTGTACCTAATACGAAATCTTCACCAACATAGTTCTTTCCATTTTTTGAAACTAACGAACCCATGCCACGTGAAGATACACCTAACTGAACGCCGCCTTCAATTAATCCCTTTGCAATTAAACCCATAGGGGTGTTTAGCAATTTTGCTTTACCTATGACGTCATCACCTTGCCATGATAGCTCAGTAATAATATGCGAGACTTTATCAAGATTGATAGTCGGTCCATCGGGATGGTTTAATTCACCAACCGAACGTTTAGTTTTGATATACTTTTCGTCGTATTGGGCAACCGCCTTTTCCATAATGACCTTTGGATAAATCCGCCCATTACGGTTTTGTTTTTCAGACTGCATAAAGATACCTTTAATATAAGTATCTTTTTTACCTCCAGCGCCTTCAGTAATATACTCAAGCTGCTGATCATTATGTTCGGTTATTAACTTCATTTTGAATTAACCTTTGTTTGAGCTAACGCCGTTAGCAATGCTTCGGCCAGTCAAGCCGATTGGTTTAATGGCTGCTGCCATGTTATTTTCCTATTAATTTGATAAAATCAGCAATACCCTTTTCGGCATCTTTCTGACTTTTGAATTCGTCTAATACTTCGTTGTCGATATACGCAACAAACATATTCCCGTCTTTAGCGATTTTTGCTTCGCTGTTTTTTAAAACTTTAAACCACTTAACGAGCTTTTCTTCTGTAAATAGCTTTTTTAAATCTTTATACGTTTTCATCTGCAATATTCGCCTTATTAAACATTTGTTGGGCTACACTAGTTTTTAACGTGTCTACAGCGTCAAACATTTTACCTTGCATAATATCGCTAAACTCGGCTTTTGCTGCAGCTTTATCACCACTGATTATTGCGTCAATTAGATTTCTTGATTCCATGATTTTACCCCGTTTAAAATTATATTTATATAGTTTACTAACTTAAGAACTTACTTATATTCATGACTGCTACGCTATGTCATTATACCCCACCATCATCTGGTTTAAACCTAGTGTCGTATAGATAAGAAGCCTGAGCCTTACTTATCCACACTTCTGAGTCTGTTGGTGGTGGCTCTGGTGCAAGCAACCCATCAACCATGGCATCAAGTTCTTCTGCTGTTAATCCTGTGCCCTCTTCATTATAAGGATGATTAAAGCCAAGCGATGCTATGTCAACTACTGCGGGAGGGTTATTAGCACCGGATACAAACAATGTAATTGTGTCGTATGTAGCAGCGTGAGGATACATTCCTAATAGTTGCTCTGGTGCTTGTGCTGTGTCGTAAATGT